GTAACTCAGTTGGTTAGAGTACCTGCCTTATATGCAGAGAGCCGAAGGTTCAAGTCCTTCCAGATGTACAAAGCGAGTCTTAAGAATAGGAGTAAGTTAATGGAAAACAACGTCATAAAGTTTCATTCTGCTCACCCAGCAAATAACGATAATGATATGTATAGACCAGAGCCAGTAGCAAATAATAAACCACAATGGTTTTTAGATAAAGAGAAATACTCTAAAGATGCAAATGGGAAATACTATACAGATCTTTTTAGAAATAAAGAAACTGGGATTCTTGAAGTCCACAAGATACCTTCTTGGAAATCTTGTCCTGCTATGCTGGACATTTTTAGTTCTGGTTATTACCTGTTTACTCCCACCGACATTACATTTAAAGAAAATTTAGAGATAGAGTATGACGATAAATGGAAAAATGGTGGTGGTGGAAAGAAATTCTGCATGCCAAGAGGTTATGAACCTGAAATGCCTTATCCAGAAGGATATTCGTCTAATACTTTTGCTTGGCTTCCTAACTGGTATATGGAGGTTGACAAAAACTACACGGTTTTGCTTACTCATCCAATTAACATAAATGATCTGCCATTTAAAACAATGTCAGGGTTTATTGATGCTTCTAATATTTTAATAGGAAGTGGAAACATATCCTTTTACATAAAAGAAAATTGGACTGGCACTATCCCAGCAGGTACTCCATATGCTCAAGTCATACCTTTTAAAAACGAATCTTGGTCTTCTGAAATAGTTAATTATAGCAATGAAGAAATTCAAGAAAATGCAAAAACCAGATTTGAAAAATATATTGTTGGTCCAGGTTTAACAAGATATAAGCAAGATTATTGGCATAAAAAACATTACGAATAGATAGACAAATACCTCTGTAACTCAGCGGAAGAGTAGCGGACTTCTAATCCGTTTGTCGCAGGTTCGATTCCTGCCAGGGGTACATGATATAATTATATAGTGACAATATAGTTGTTATGTATATGTCGGGAAACATTTACATAGCGTGTTGCAACACTATGTTGTCCTTAATTTATAAGTCCTGGGTATGACTAAAACTACCCTATTTTTCTTTCCAAAACAATGAATCGTTTTCGTATATCTCTTTGTCAAGTAAAAAACTGTTATAAATTTTTTCTTTATCTTCTCTGCTAAGTTTTTCAAAAAGAATTTTGGAAGAGTTATTTTTGTAAAGTTCTTTGTCCATAAGAGAAATGTCTAATACTAATTTTACACCAAGATCATCTGATATTTTATTTATTAAAACAGAATAGTCCATAGACTTTAAATCTGTATGCCTTATCATCAAGTTGGTTCTTTTAATTCTTTCATAAAGTAATTCAGTGTTTATTTCTGTTCCAAATTTATTATAATTTTTTCTTGAACAACCAATAAAACTAATATTTGATGGTGTTAAGGTAAAGTTTTGAGATTGAAAATTTTTTAAATATTGAAGTTCTTCTATTGTATTAAACAAATATTCTTTATCAATGTCTAAAGTTATTGACTGATCAATTATTATTTGATTATTTTTATTATCCATCAAACCATTTTCATCTACAAACATGTGTGCAGTTAGGCTTACAAAAAACTCTACAGGATCTCTAAGAACAGAAATAATGTATGTTTTTTCATCAATATCTTTATGCCAACCACCGTGTCTCATAACGTTTTCTGGCAATTTAATTAAATCTATTCCATTTTCTTTTAATATGGCTTCGTTTGGTTCAAGTATGTACTTTGTAAAAAACCTTCCGCCTGTCTTTGGAATGTGCAAAAAGTATATTTTGTTATACTTTAACATTGCTATTTCTTGGGATGTTGTGGTTCGTACGGTGCAATTTTAGACTTAATACGACCATCTTTATATAGTCTAACGATCCATCCATCTTTAATCTGAATTGGATTAAACGCTGATGCTTTTTTCTTTGGCATTATAGTGAGTGTCTTTCTGTTTGTACCTTTGTGTAGTCCTTGCCAAAATCAGCAAACAAAGCCTTATCTTTTTCACGATTAACAATTCCTCTTGACCATGAGAAACCTGCGTCTCCACCCCACGCTAACCACATGATGTATCCATTAGATGGGTTTGCTGAGTTGCCCCAGTCCTTACCCTTCTTATCTACTTCATGGCGTGAGAAGTATGAGAACATTCTTTTAACAGTACTAAGAGACAATGTTTCTCCTCTTGCTAACTGTCCTGCACGAGTCCAACCAACTGCAGTTCCTGCACCAGTCGCTTTGCCATCTTCCTTAAACTTAATTGCTCTACGAGCAGCAGATCTTGCTCCTGCTGGTGGTGAGTAGCCATCCGCCTTTGAAACTGAATCTGTTTCGTATTCAACTGTATCATCATCTTCAAATAAATCATCTGCTTTTGCAGCAGGTACACAATTAGGAACTGGCTTACCATTATCTCCTGGCTTCATTCCACGTTGTACATAACCATCCCAACAAGGTGCTTGTTTAGAAATATCTTCTGGGCAACATTCTGCTTTGCCTATTTGAGCATCAAACATAGCCATCTCAGTTTCTGAGTCCATTGTGCTTGTTTCCATTTCTACTTTTGTAGCGTCCTGATACATCATACCAATACTATACGCTGTTGGCTCCCACTTACCATCTTCTTGTTCGTAAATTCTAACAGCCATTGCTGGATTATCTGGTGGCATTGACTGAATTGCATACTCTGTTCCAGGAACTCCGTATACTCCGCCCTCTGTCATGATATGTTCTATAACACCATGCACAACCCCCTCAGAGGTTGATCCCATAACAAAGTCGCCTTCTTTTAGCATACAACAATTATAGCATGCCGTTTAGTCTATTATGAGTTCTTATTCTGTGGCAGTTGGCACAAACCACCTCACACTTTTCAATCTCTTTTTTGATAGCCTTCCATGAAAAACCATCATGGATCATCCTTGAAACATTATATTTTTTATCTCTTATGTGATCAAAGTCTAGAATTATATGGTTATTGATTCCGCAGTCTGCACAGCCAGAATCCTCTTTTATCTTAGCAAGCATTTTCTTATACTGCTGCTTATTATAATGGTCTAACTCTTTGTCAGTCATTGCTTCTATTATACCCTGCAATATTAAAGCCCCACACAGGCAATTCACCTGACTTGCGCCACGGTCTCTATCCAATGGGTAACTAATCCATCACTAAGGTCCTGTGTGGGGACAATTATATTGTAGCATAGGAAATGAGCAGTTTATAGACGACTGCTCAGGTCTATTAGCCACGAAGATTCGACTCCTGCTAACTCTCCACTCATAGGAGCATCCGTTGTAAAACCTTTTAAAGTCTTATATCGGAATGTTATCTATTATACTACTGAATTTCAATAGTTTTTGGTTTCTTTTCTTCTGGTATATGCTTTTCTAGAGTCACCTCTAATATACCGTTTGAAAATAGTGCTGATTCAACTTCCATATAGTCTGGCAAGTTAAATACTGTTGAGAACTTTCTTGCTGCAATCCCCTTGTGCAGATAGGTTACAGACTCGTCCTCTTCAACCTCTGATCTTTGGCCACTGACCTTTAGTTGATTATTTTCTACTGTAATCGATACTTCTTCTTTATCAAAGCCTGCTAGAGCAAACTCTAAGATAAACAACTCTTGCCCTACCTTAATTAAATTATAAGGTGGATAATTGTTTTGTGTTGTCCTAACTGTTTGATTGAATCGATTAAAGAATGGGTCATCTAAAAGACCCAGCATTGTTTCTACTACCATATTATTCCCCTTTCAAGCGAATAAGTTAATTCCCCCCATATTGGGCAGGTAACAATATTATAACATAGAAAAGCAGGCCTGTCAAATAACAAGCCTGCCAGTCTATAGTAAGATTACTTTACTTGATTAGTTGTCTTGCCTCCGCCAGATGACTTCTTTGCAGGAGCCTTCTTTGCGGTCTTCTTAACAACCTTTGCAGACTTAACTGCCTTATCAACCTCTTCAACTGAAGGCATTCTTCCGAATGCTGTGTCTGAAGGGTTTGCTGCTCTCAATACAACAGGTACAAGTGCACCAAGTAGTGAGTATGCTAGTGTCTGTGGATCTGTTACTCCAGATGCATACAACGCTGTTGCTGCACCAAGAACTGATCTTCCGTATGACGCTAGTACTGCTTTGATTTGTTCGTTCATTTTTTCCTCCTATAGGATATTTTATTTATTTACCAGCCTGTTGGCCAGCAAAACTTTTTCTTGATTCTACATACTGTTTTATAAATAAAACAATCTTTGTAGACTCTGATCGTGGAACTGCATTTATTAACAAGTGATTAATATTATCTTCTTCAAGCATTTGAATAAATTCATGAAAACTGTCATGTGTAAAGTATTCTACATCTTCTACAACTTTTGTAACGTCTCCTTTTTTCCATACTGGCTTCATGGCATGATGTGCTAAGGCTTCAAGTTCTTCTTTAGTTTCTCTAATAATTGGAGTCATTGCCAACATTATTTCAATTTCGCCTCTTTCAAACTCAATCTTTAATGAAGGATCTTTAATCCAGTCAGACCAAAATCCACGCTTATATATGCTGTATGGAAGGATAATTTTATTTTTATATTTTTTAACTGCATCAAAAACATAGTTGTTTGTCGTTGATATATAAACATCGAGTTGCTCTTCTGCTTTTTTGTTTTTTGATATCTCATCTAAACTTTCAATAAATTTAATAGTATAGTTTGATCTTTCAACTGAAGAAGATGAGTCGTTAACATCACCAACAATTCCACCAACATTGCTTTCATGGTCTTTGATGTATCCTGCAATTATATTTATTTGTAATCTATCTTTTTGAATCTCACTTATTGATTGATTGATAGCATATAAGTATTGTGGAGATATTGTATAAGGTCTAATTGCAATAAGGTATTTAATTTTTTCGTTTAACTTAATATCTCTGGCAACTCTAACGAACATATCTCCTTGTGTGGCATCATAGGTAAACATAACTCCATCAAAGTGATGACTATTTAGGGTAGATGTGTCTTCAAGTGTATCGTTTTCATTAAATGTCCCGCCAAAGTAATAAAATTTCATTATTTGTTTATTTCCCTATACTCTTCTGACTCTACATATTTTTTTATAAAAGGG